AAAGATCAAAGACTTTGAGGGATTGGCGGATATATCAGAGAAGGAGCTGGGATTGTAAACGTCACTGCACGCGCACGCGCGCGGGTAATATGTGTCAACTCAGGTTGACAGTTTGCTGGACAAGGCGTCACTACACGTTACACCTAACTCCTGTGTCTCGCCTGGAGTATTATGTAAACACGTGAGCCAAGCCGAAGCATTGGCCGAGAAATGCCAGCTGTCCGGGATTATCCGCTCCCCTGGAGGACGTGGCCCGGACATGGTCGGAAAGTATGGAGGACCTTATGGAGAGGACACATACATGCAAGCAGTGCGGTCGCTCTATACCGCGCCGTCGCGGGTGGTGCTTGGGGTGTGAACGTCACCAGGTGCGGAAGGCGCGCCGAATTGAGAAGGCGAGGCGGGAACAGCCCGGTCGCTTCACCGTCGAGCCTATCCACCTGTATGGCTAGTGCTTTTTTTTGTCCGTTATGTTTACGTATGTTTACTTTTGTTGACATTAAGGTAAACACGTGTTATGTGTGGCTAAACTATATTTGGAGCCAATATCTGAATCCCCGGCACACGGGGAGGGCTCGCGGAGGGGGCCTTTCTATTTTCATTAACGAAAGGGGCGCATGAGCGAAGCAAAGCAGGCGATAGACTTTCTGGAGGGCCTTTTGATCCCGGAGGGTCCGCGAGCCGGGCAGCGGCTCAAGCTGGCGGGCTTTCAAAAGAAGTTCGTCCGGGGGGCCTTGAAGAAGTCCACGGCAATCGGGGTGCTCTCCGTGGGCCGTGGTAACGCCAAGAGTGCGCTATCCGGTGGGGTAGGTCTCGGGGCTCTCCTGGGAGTCTGGGACCGTCAGCCTCGGCGGGAGATCATCGTGGCCGCGAGGACCAGGGACCAGGCCGGGATCATCGTTGACTACGTTCGCGGGTTCCTGGCCGGCATGGACGAGGAGCTCCAGGAACAGATCACCTACCGCCGCAACCCTCGCCTGGAGCTGGAATACCACGGCGACGGCGGGGGCCATATCCTGCGGGGTATCGCGGCCGATGCAAAGAACGCCCTGGGCGGCTCTCCGACCCTGGCAATCATGGACGAGCGCGGTCACTGGCCGGATACCAAGGGGGACGAGCTGGAGTCCGCGATCCTGTCCGGTCTCGGCAAGCGAAACGGCCGGGCGCTCATTATCAGCACAAGCGCCTCTGACGACCAGCACAGCCTTTCTCAGTGGATCGACAACCCGCCGCCTCACACCTACGTCCAGGAACACAGGCCGGAACCTGGTCTCCCCGCCGACGACTACGACAGCCTCATACAAGCGAACCCTGGAGCAAAGGCCGGGATCGGGAGCTCCCCGAAGTGGCTGCAGGCGCAAGCACAGCGGGCCATTGCTCGCGGTGGCTCCGCTCTCGCCTCCTTCCGCCTCTACAACCGGAACGAGCGCGTGTCCGGTGAGACAAGGGACGTGCTGCTGACCGTGGACGATTGGCTCGGCTGCGAGGTCTCCGACCTTCCGCCGCGAGAAGGCGGGGCCGTGGTCGGCATTGACCTGGGCGGGTCCGCGTCTATGAGCGCGGCGGTCATGTATTGGCCGAACACGACCAGGATGGAGGCGTTCGGGGTCTTCCCGTGTAGTCCTTCCCTGGAGGACCGGGGTCGAGCTGATGCGGTGGGCCGGCGCTATGTGGAGATGTGGGAACGGGGCGAGCTGGTCAGGCTCGGGGATCGCATTGTCCCTGCTCCTGAACTTCTCCAGGAGGTCATGGCCCGCCTCGACGGGTGGCCGGTCTCCTGTTTCGTGGCTGACCGTTTCCGCCAGGCCGAGTTCGAGGAAGCAATGGCCGCCGCCGGGGTCCGGGTCCCCGTGGTCTGGAGGGGCCAGGGCTTCCGCGATGGTGGCGAGGACTGCGAACGCTTCCGCCGTGCCGCCTTCGACGGACAAGTAAGCGTCAAGCCGTCCCTGCTGCTGCGGAGCGCAATGTCTGAGGCGGTCACTGTTTCGGATGAGGTGGGCAACAAAAAAATAGCCAAGGCCCGGTCGAATGGCCGCATTGATCCAGCGGCGGCCGCGACCCTGGCCGTGGCCGAGGGGCAGCGGCAACGCAACCGACCCGAGCAAAAGGCGCGTGAGCCGGTATGGGTCTAAGGCGGAAATTCGAGCGACCCTCTCAGCGGGTCCAGAAATCAAAGCGATGGCAAGCAATCCGCCTCCGCGTGCTGCGCCGCGATAACTGGCAGTGTGTCCAGTGCGGGGCACGCGGTCGGGTGGAGGTCGATCATATCGAGCCGGTGAGGGATCGCCCGGACCTGGCCTTTGAGGAGAGCAATCTGCAAACGCTCTGCCGGCGGCACCATAGCCGCAAGACGAGGCTGGAAATGGGGTTCCCCGAGCCGGACCCGGAGCGGGAAAAGTGGCGGACCCTTCTCTCTCAATCTCAAACCTAATGCCTTTCAGGAGGTAACAATGCTGGAAAGCACGAAGATCCAAAAGCGACAGAGTGAAATCAGGCAGAAGCTCTCCGAGCTCGCCGCCAAGGAACAGCCCTCGGAGGACGAGACCCGGCAGATGGACGAGCTGGACCGGGAATACAGGAGCAACGAGTCCAGGTACCGGGCCGCGTTGGTGGCCGAGGATACCGAGCGCCGTCAGGCCGGTGCCGAGTTGGAGACCCGCGAGGGCCAGGAGTGGGCCGATCTGATTAACCAGTTCGAGGTCCGTCAGGCCGTGCTCCATCTGGACGAGGGCAAGCAGCTCTTCGGGGCCACGGCCGAGGTGGTCCAGGAGCTCCGAAACAAGGGCGGGTATCGTGGTATCCCCGTCCCTTACGAGGCCCTGGAACAACGCGCCGGCGAGACCACGGCGGGCAGCGTCCCGGACCCCCGCGAGACCAGGCCCATCATCGACCGGCTTTTTCCGCAATCCGTGGCCGGGCAGATGGGGGCCGAGATGGTGAATGTCCCCTCCGGTGAGCTGGAGTATCCTGTGACCAGCTCCAGCGTATCGGCCGGATGGGCCGCGAGTGAAACCGGGGATGTCAGCGGGCCGACGCAGTACACGACCACGGACAGGCCCTTGAAGCCGGATCACAATTTGGGTGTGCAGATGAAGCTCACTCGCCGGGCTCAGAAGTCCGCAAGCGGGCTGGAGCAGGCCGTCCGCCGGGATATGCGGGCCGCTATTCAGGCCGAAATGGACAAGGCTGTATTCCTGGGCACCGGGGCCGATGGTCAGCCCCTCGGAGTGATCGCCGGGGCCAGCACCTACGGGGTCAACAAAAAGGCCGTGGATGCTGCTGCAACCTGGGGCGCTTTCCGGGGCGCTGTGACCAATTTCCTGACCAATAACGCGGCCGGCGGTCCTGGTGCTGTTCGGGTGCTTATCCGGCCGGAAATCTGGGATGCAATGGAAGGCACCGTGTTCGACAGCGGCTCCGGTGTGACGGAGTGGGACCGGATGGTGAAGAACATTGCGGCCGGTAATATCAGCATGTCCGCCAATGCTCTGGCCGCTCCGGTGGACGACGGGTCCGGGAACATGGAGAGCAAGTCCCTGTTGACCACGACCGTCGGCGGGCAGGCCCCCATATTCGTGGCGAGCTGGGGCGGTATCGACTTGATCCGGGATCCTTACAGCAACGCCGCGAGCGGCGGTGTGCTGCTGACCGGTTTGGTCACCATCGACGTGACTGTTTCCAGGACGAACCAGCTTGAGGTCCTCACTGACCTGTACAGCTAAGGCGGTGACATGATGTACCACGGGGCTTTAATTACAAGCCTTGAGGTCCGCCAAGACGAGGATGGGAGCCGGTCCGTCGTGGGCCGGTTCCCCTATAACAAAACGGCGGTCCTCTCTGACGGCGGACGCAAGGGCAGGCCACGCAAGGAAAAGTTCGCTCCGCATGCGTTTCAATATCGCGTGGGAGATCCGGAAGCGGAGATCCATTTTCTCGTCGGGCATGACTTCGGCAAGCCGCTTGCCTCGAAGCTCTCCGACACCTTGAAGCTGGAGGACACAGAGGAAGCTCTATCCTTCGAGGCCCGGATCACTCCCGAGGTGGCCGCAACACAGCACGCCAAGGACGCTTTGGCCTTGATCGGGGCCGGCCTCGCGGTGGGCCTTTCTCCAGGGTTCCGCTTGCCTCCTGAGCGGGCCGTGGAGGATGCGGAGGAGATCGAGCGCGAGCCTGACAACCCGGACCAGGGCCAGAACGGGGCCATCATTCGCACCGTCAAGGCGGCGCTGCTGTTCGAGCTGTCTGTTGTGACCAAACCAGCCTTTGAGGAATCACAGGTTGAAGCCCGGCGCTGGTCGCCGTGCGTGGCGGTCCCGAGGAAACGCCCCGCCGTCTGGAGGTGGCGATGATTGAAATACTCAGCGAACAGGAACAAGAGCCGTCCAGCTATCCGGGGCAACCGTCGGACCTGAGCACGGAGGCGGCCGAGCTGGACACAGAGACCCTCTGGAAGCGGATAGAGTCTTTCATTCGCTACCGGTGGAACGAGCGGACGGTGACCTGGATTGTCCAGGGGCCTGGTGTTTTCCATCCACGTCTCCAGCCTTTCACGCTGGACAGCTCCGAGGTGTGGCAGGACGGCGAATGGGTGGAGACCACGCTGGACCCGGCACCCCTTGGCTTCACGCTGGACACGGCAACGTATCGGATCACCGGCACCGTCGGGACCGCGGACAGCGTGCCGAGCGACCTTGAGGAAGCATACAGGCGCTTGGCCGAGTATTTGGCCGATGGGCTTTACTTTGGCCGCGTGGCTACGTCGGGGAATGACGATTTCGGGGATGCGTCCGAACGATTCAAGCGGCCGGAAGCCTGGCACGGCAAGGCGCTCTATCTGTCCGGCGCGGCGGATCTGCTGAGGAGGTGGCGCTGATGCTCAAATGGATCAAAAAACTTTCCCTTCGTGGGAACAAGGACAACCTGGAGACCAGGGCGACCGGCTCCGGCTTCACGGCTCAGGTGATCGAGGCGCGGGACAGCTACATCGCGGGCCGTTCCGGTGTGGCCGAGCTGACCGGCACCGTCCAGGGCTGCGTCAATCTCTGGGAGGGCGGGCTTTCCTTGGCGGACGTGGAAGGGACGGACCTGCTCGACAGTAACAGCCTTGCGCTGATGGCTCGGGGCCTGGGCCTGCGAGGCGAGGCCGTGTTCCTGATCCGAAACCGATTGATTCCCGTCCAGGACTGGAGCCTGACCACGCGGAACGGCCTTCCGGTGGCCTATCAGGTCACGATTGCCGAGGCCGGCGGCGGTCGGTCTATGACTGCCCTGGCGGACGAAGTGCTCCACGTCACCATTGGAAGCGACCCGGCGACGCCCTGGGCAGGGGCTCCGCCGCTCCGCAAGGCGAGCCTGACGGCCGGACTACTTCACGCCCTGGAGGCGGCGCTGTCCGATACATACGAGAACGCGCCCATTGGCAGCTTGATTGCTCCATATCCCGAAAGCACAGAGGTGGATCGGGACCAGCTCGCCCGGTCCTTTCGTGGGAAACGGGGCCGCGTGCTGCTCAGGGAGTCCATGAACGTGGCCGCAGCGGGCGGGCCGGCACCGTCGCAGGACTGGAAAACAAGCGACCTGTCCCCGGACCTTCAGCGGGCAATGACCACGGAAAACCTGGAGGCGGCGCGGAGCTCTCTCTGCCATGCCTACGGGGTATTGCCGTCCATGCTGGACCCGAAGGCGGCCGGGAACGGGGTCCGTGAAGCCCAGCGGCATCTTGCACAGTGGACGCTGGAGCCTATTGCGCGACGCATCGCGGAGGAGGCCACGGAGAAGCTGGAAAATAGCGTCACACTGGACGTTCTGCGGCCTCTGCAAGCCTACGACGCGGGACAGCGGGCCAGGGCCATGAAAGGCTATCTGGAAGGGCTCACGATGGCAAAACAGGCCGGCATGAGTGACGAACAGGTGGCAGCGGTCCTCAAATTCGCCGGGATGCAGGGGAAAGGCGAAGAATGAAACTCGCCAAGTATTTTACCTCGACCGCTACCTATTGGGGGCCAGGGGTCCCGGACGGGTTCGGCGGGACGGATTGGCCTGATCCGGTACTAATCAACGTCCGTTGGGAAGGCCGCAATGAGCTATTCGTGGACGCTGATGGTGTAGAGGTCCGGTCTCAATCTGTTGTCTATCCCGACCAGGACGTAGAGCTCGGGGGATACCTCTGCCACGGCGAGAGCTCGGCAAGCGATCCGACAACCGTGGACGGTGCGCTGGAAATCCGAGCGGTGAGGAAAATTCCGAACCTCCGGGCAACACAGAGCCTCACAAAAGTGTGGCTATAACATATTTCCATTGTTCGCCCGTCGCGTGGGCGGGCGTTCGGCTCGGGTTTGTCCGGTCTGTGCCTGAGCCATTGCCTCCGTTTGGACCCCCGGGAGCGTTTCCCGGGGGTTTTTTTGTCCGATTGCCGGGGACGGAAAGCGGCGCATATTTCGCCTGTGAGCTTTTCGGCGGGGCTTCCGCGTGGGTCAGGTCCCGGCAACCGGGAGAAAGGCGCATATCGCCTCTATAAAATACCGGGAGTGCTGTTGATTCACTGAATGAAAAAAGCCTATTCATCCCCCTTGACCTATACACCGAAACGGTGCATAATGTAGTCACCAAATCAAAACAAGGGGGTAAACCATGAACGCCACGCAAATCGCACAGGAAGCCGTCAGGCGGGCATTCAAGGACAAGGACATATTTGACGATGCCTTTCACGGCACCGAGTTCTCCAGCCTGGACAGGGACCAATGGGAGGAAATCATCACCGAGGTCCTGGTGGAACAGGGCGACCCTGACGTGGATCAGAACGAGATCCTGTCCGAGTGCCGGCGGCTTTACAAGGAGCAGCGGCGAAACATCCGGGACCGGATGAAGGCATTGAAAGACGAAATCGAGAAGGAGGTGAAGGGATGAAGCGCGTAATAGAGGGGCTCCGCTACGACACGGAGAAGGCGGTGCGCGTCGGTGGCTACGACAACCAGGGGACCGGGGCCACGTCCCGGTCAGACTTTCACTGGTGGCAGGCCGACCTTTACAGGACCCCGCGATCCGGGCGCTATTTCCTCGCCGGCGAGGGTGGGCCCATGACCAGGTTCGGCAAGCCGACCGGGGACGGAGCCACGTTCGGGGAGAGGATCATCCCCCTGGAAAAGCAAGAGGCGCGAGAGTGGGCCGAGCACTACCTTGACCCGGAGACGGTAGAGGATGAGTTCGGGGACGAGATCGAGGACGCATAAGGAGGGGATGTTATGAGTAACGTTTCGCCGACCGACCTGGACGACCTTGCGGCGGGCCTGGAGTTCATCGGAAAGCAACTGCACGAATATGAAATAGAACAAGATGGGCAGGACCGCATGATCGGGGCGGGATACCTCTGCAAGCTACTTTCCCGACAAGCGAAGGAATTAGCAATGCAAGCGGACGAGGACCCGAACATGACCCCGGAGAGGATTCAGGAGGAAGGGCGCAATCATCTAAGCAGGATCAAATAACAATCAGGTGCCGGGGCTCAGTGCTCCGGCTTCTTCAAGGAGGGGTCCATGATAGGCGAAATTCTGGCAAACAAGGAAAGCGAGGAAAAGGCGCGAGTGCTGACAGAGCCCTTTCCGCATCTATTAGGCGGGCATGAAGAAGCGCCGGACCAGGTGGTCCTCGTCGCCTATAAGAGTGGAGGAAGCGCCGGGAACATTGAAATTGTCCCCGTGAATCAGCTTACACTCCATTGGGAGATTGTGCCGAAAGGGAAGGCGGGGGTTTTCTGAGCGGTGGTGTGTCCGTGGTGTTGTTGACGACCGGGGAAACCAGGGATAATATGCGCACTACATGGTAGGTACAAAAGAAAGCCCCGTGTGACCGTACGGGGCAGAACAAAAAAACCTGGGCGACAACCAGGGCAGATTCGGGCCGAGGACGGGTCCTCCTTTTTTTTGAAAATCCATCCCGCACTCGTCCCGACGACATGTCCACGATACGAAAGGGTGATTCCCAGGTCAACCCTCTCTCGTGGGAAAATTTGCCAGTTGTCGCCTCCATGAACGGAGGCGGACATGGAGAATCTTGGCCGCGTTGACCAGGAACGCGAAGCAGGAACCGATACACAAGCTCCCCTCAAGCTACGCTGGCGGCACAAGAGAGCCTGGCGGGACATCCGGCGGGCCTTCATCACTACCGACACCGGTGCAGCTATTATCCTGGCGACCCTGGCCGAGCATCGGCAGCGGGGCCGGTGGATTTCATACAGCCGGGACAGAAGCCATTACTCCTCCCCAAAGCGATACCGCGACCCCCTTTACAAATTCGCGCCAGTAGTCAACGCCATTGATAAGCTAGCGGCTGATGGCTGGATCTTCCACGACCGTGCCGAGCCTGGACGCATGGGCTGGCAATCCGCTTTTTTCCCAACCCCGGAGCTCATCGAGCGAGCCGAGGGGGTCGTTGCTGAACAGCCTCGCCTCCGACTTGTGAAACCCGAGGAAACGGTGATCCTACGCGGGCCGGATGGTAAGCTCCTGGACTACAAGGAATCGCGCCGTACATGTAAGATGCGGCGGGAGCTGGAGGCATTGAACGAAATCACTACATCATCAGATGTATCCTGTCCCGCTCCTGTGGTCCGCATCTTCAACAAGAATTTTCAACGCAACGGCCGTGTCTATGCGGTCGGCGGAGGGTGGCAATCCATGCCGAAAGATAAGAGACAAGAAGTCACGATACGAGGCGAGCCGGTGGTGGAAATAGATTACAAGAATCTGCACCCGGCGATACTCTACGCGATGGCAGAAGCGGATATGCCTTCCGACTGTTACGCGTTGCCGGGATGGGACCCGAGCCTCCGCAAGCTCATCAAGGTGGCCGTGCTTATCACTCTGAACGCCAAGAACAAGTCACAGGCACGCTATGCAATCGCGCACAACGATCTGATCGAGGCAGTGGCCGAGAAGGGCACAGAAAAGGCTCTGTGGAAGGCTGACAGGCTTATAGATGACATTAAGCGGGTCCATGCTCCGATTGCTCATTATTTTCACTGTGACATGGGCGCAGAGCTGATGCAGCTCGACAGCGAGCTGGCCAAGACGGTGATGCTGGAGATGGGCCGGCGCGGGGAGGTCGTGCTCCCGGTCCACGATAGTTTTCTGGTCCGCGAGAGCCAGGCCGACACACTGGAGGAGGTCATGTTCCGGGCCGCCTACGAGAAGGGCCTGTTGGCCATCTCACTGGACCGCGCCACGGGGGTCGCTACTGGTAAGTAATCCTCGCGGCTGATGGGGACGGACCCCTTTTAACATCTGACATATGGAGGGGGGTCTTCCTCCGTTCCTCCTCCCCTCCGGGTCTTCCTTCTGGAGGGATTCCGAGGGGGCCGCGGGACCCGAGCCGCCCCGGCGCCTGAGAGACCCCCGGGTGGGGGGTCGTGGGTGCAAGAAGTGTGCGAAGGGGAGTCTGAAAGGGCAAAATCAGGCACGAGCGCAAATTGCAACGCATAGTAGGAGGTTACGGCATGGCATGTTGGATTGAATTAGAGAATCAGGACAGATTGCCGAGGCACATGATTGTGGCTGTGTTAGATAAACTCCCTGGAAGGTATAGGGTGAAGGGTAGAGCTGTTTCCGAGGAGAACGCGAGGCAGTATAAGGAAGGTGAGGTCTACTTTCCATATGCTGAGGGAGAAAAGATTGAGACGAACATATCCATGTCAAAGATCAAAGACTTTGAGGGATTGGCGGATATATCAGAGAAGGAGCTGGGATTGTAAACGTCACTACACGTTACACCTAACTCCAGTGTCTCGCCTGGAGTATTATGTAAACACGTGAGCCAAGCCGAAGCATTGGCCGAGAAATGCCGGCTGTCCGGGGCTGTGTCCTTTTTCGAGGGACGTGGCCCGGACATGGCCGGAAAGTATGGAGGGCCTTATGGAAAGGACACATACATGCAAGCAGTGCGATCGCTCTATACCGCGCCGTCGCGGGTGGTGCTTGGGGTGTGAACGTCACCAGGTGAGGAAGGCGCGCCGAATCGAGAAGGCAAGGGGGGA